TCGCGGCTGTTGATCAGCAGATTGCACGAAAAGCGAGGCTCCGAGCCGCCTTTGCCGTTATCAACCAGTTCGTTGCAGTATTGGCTGATGGAAAAGAAGTCGTAGCGATCAAGGCTGCTGGTAGGAACACTGGCGCCGTAGCGGGTATTGGTCAGCAGATCCCACAAGCACCAAGCCGGATCATTTGTCCATGTTGCTGCGGCAAAAGTTCCATCCCAGACACCGGCGTAGGTGATGCGTCCCGGATGCGTGGTGGTATCAACCGTGGCGTTGCTTGGGATGGCAACTTTAATGCCGCGAACCAGATATTTGCGGCTTGGGATGTTATTAAACTGGCGCGAATCAAAGCGCAGAAACGCAAGTGCGGAGTTTGGGTAACGGAATCGCTGATCAATAATTTCGGTGTAGCTGTACCAGTACAGTTCGTTTTGCGTTCTAGCTGATGAGGCATCGTCACTGGTGCGAACGACCTTGATGTCAACTGGGAACGCGCCAGTCAGTTCAAAGATGTAATCGCGCTGGTAGCGGCTGCTGGTTTTGCCTGCAATCGTGTCAGTAACAACGGTATTAAAGCCGCCGCCGTTGTATTGAACTTTGATCTCTAGCGAGACGCTGGTCGCAAGGATGTCGCCGTTGGTCTGAAACTGTTGAAGGTTTGGGACAACAATGGTGACGCGGATTCGGTCAATGTTGTTGTTGGCAATCGAACGAGTTACAGGAAAATCTTTGGTGATTTCAACGTTGACGATGTTCTCGCTTTCAGTGCCAATAATGTCCGGTATAACCGCCTGATCCTGCGTGCCATTGCGGGTAACAACGGTGTAGCCCGTGAAATTAGGGCTGTCGTTGGCATCAACGATTGGCGTGCTATCAAGATAAATGCCCTTGGTGCTGTTTTCAATGCCTTGGATTTCGCCTTCACCAAGAAGGTCCAGCACATTGGCGTATTGGACCGACTGCAGCGAATCGTCTGTTTCTGTTGGGGTTCGTTGTGCAGCACCACCGCCAGCACCTTTGCCGCCACCGCCACCGCCACCGCCACCAGCACCAGCGATACCAAGACCGAGGCCAGCATTGTGGACGCGAACACCGTTAGCAATGAAGGTGTGGTGACCTTCGACGGTCAGGTTGTAGACAGTGCCAGTGCAGAATTCGGTCTTGCCGACGATGGGACGGAGGTGACCGTTGGCATCAACGAGGCAATCATCAGTGCCAAGCGTGTCGATTTCGACGAAGGCGTTGAACTGGTTTAGAACCCAGTGGTTCGGGGTGGCATCAAGATGCTGTCCGCCCCAGAGCGTGTAACGAATGACGCGCTCGCCGTCGTGTTCGTGAACCTTGAGGATCTTGGCTTCGTGGACTTCGCCGGTGTGGTCAAAGCTCAGAACTAGATCGTCTGGCTGTAGTTCATCAATGCGGCGTTGGCCGCTGGGAACCGCGACGAGCGTATGCCCTAGGAAGCAACCGCCACCACCGCCACCACCAGAGCCAACAATTCGTGTCATATCAGTTGATCCACGTCAATACCAACAGAGATTACAGACGATCCGGTGAAGCAACGGCCATAAATAATTGGCACTGGCAAGCCTTGCTTTTCGGTGTTGACGATGCCCGAGAAAGTAAAGGATTCAAACTTTGCGGCGTCGCGTCCGCGTTCAAACGTAGACGTGGATTGAACAGCTGAGGGAGAAATCGCAGAAGCAATGCCGCTGGCAATCAAAGCAACACCAAAGCTGCCCAGCAAAGTTGACGCTCCAGCTAAAAATGCCGTGGTGCCAAAACTTGTAGCCGCCCCAGTCACAAGGGCTGCACCAGTCGTAGATGTAAACGCGCCAGCTCCCAAACCAAGGAAGCCAGCGCCCAACGGTGCTGCAACAATCGCTAACGCAACAAGGCCAATGCCCGCCAAAATTTGTCCTCCACCTTGACCTGCACCAGCGATTACGGGCGTGATACTGAAGACTTCGCGTTCACTAAATGGGGCTGCAATTAAGACGGCGTTTTGTTCGGTAATTTTTTCTTTTCCGAGAGTTACGCGATAACCAACACCGTCGTTTTCGCTATCCAATAGCCATTTTTCAAGGCCGGGAAAGTTAACGCAAAGTGCCTTGAGCGCCTGCGCTGGCGTGTCGGCCTCAAACTGGAACCGGCATTGCCCCAGCTTTTTGCGGAGTGCGCCGTAGACCTTAACGACTTTCATGCCGCAGGACTTGGGCGGTGCTTTTCAAATAATAACCGCCGTACACGTCCCTGCTACTGAGCCGTTTCTGAACGTGGTGGATGATCAGTTGGTCACCTAGGTAGATGGCGGCGTGGTTAGGCAAGGGCGACTGCAGTTGCATCAGGATGGCGTCGCCGTATTGCAGCTCCTCCAGCGGGATCGGGTAAAAGCCTTCGTTAGCAAAGTTGTCTAGGTATAAATTCTCACCTCGTAGCCAGAACTCATCGCGGCGGTCGTAGTCGCGGAGGTTCAGCCCAAATTCGCGGTTGTACCAGTCCCTGCAGAGCGTGTAGCAGTCCACCACGCCAAAGACGAATTCGCGCCCCACGTAGGGCAGTTCAAAGCCTTCTGGCTCGCAATAGCCCCACTGTTCGGTCTGGGGATTGACGATGTGCCACGGCAAGCCGGATTTTTCGCAGGCAACGCGGTCGGCTTGGGATGGTGCAGGGTTGGTCTTGGGGTGGCTATGCACCACCGCCACGATTTCGCCTTGGTCTTCGGCGGCAACGTAGTCGGCGGGATCTAGTACGAAATGTTCGTCTGGCGTTTCGGCCATGTTGCGGCAGGGGAAATACCGCTTACGACCCTTGACCACCGCCACCAATCCACAGGATTCTTTGGGGAACTCAGCCTTGGCGTGTTCCAGTGCAGCAGTCTGTACGGCTTCGGATAACTTCATTGGGTCAAACCTGCGCTAGGGAAGGAACCGAACGGCAAAACCGCAACGTCCCTAAACGTGTAGTTCTGATCAGGGGCAATAAAGGAATAGGTTTGCGAAGTGAAGGTTGGGATTTGGTAGAAGTCGTAGTTGTTGTAGGTGCTGCCAGAGTTAGGCGCCGAGTAGTTCAGGTAGACGTTATTGCCGCTGATCGAAGAAATTTGAGCCTTGGCGCTTTTGGGAATACCCGGACCAGTCACATATTGACCAACCGCAAGCGATGACACATTGGTTACATTCATCTGGGTTGTGTACGGTTCAAGCCGAGTTTCAAAGCCTTGGACATTTTGATATTGCGGTCCAGCTTTATTGGCGCCAACAAGGTAACGGCGATATACAGTTACACGCGTATATTGAGGAACCAGATTGCCTGATTTAGTGCCAACAGCGGTCAAGGTATCCCACAGATCCCAAGGCTGACCAAGGGTTAGCGTCGTTCCAGAAATTGAAAGGATCGTTGCATTCGGCGGCACATTTGGTCCGCTAACCTTCATGCCAATCACAAGTCCGGTTGTATTGCTAACAATCAGATCAATGCGGTTGCTTTGAATTGTTCCGGTTTTTGTAATTGATGTGGTCGCCGTGGCATTGGCGCTCATGGTCACGGTTGTGCCACTGACAGCCGATACGGTTGTGCCGCTCGGTACGCCAAAGCCCTTTACTGAGGCGCCAACTTCAACGCCAAATGTTGCGCCAGTAACAATCATTTGATTGCTGCCAGCAGTAATTGATGCCTGACGGACAAACTGCCCAAAGCGGGCATTGCAACTTGAAATTCGTTTGCCGCATACATCGGCTGCCAGCGTTGCCACATTGTTGTCATTGGCGTCAAAGTAAATGCTGCCGGTGTAGCCGCACTCGGTGCTGCGGTATTTCCACTGGCAGATGTTGGCAATAATTTGGCGCTTGGGAATCATCACGCCAGCGAGGTCGAATTTGCTGGCCAGTTCGAAGCTCACAGAGTCGCGGTTTTCGCTTGCTTTGCGGTCCACGTACCAGACCTCGTCGGGGAATTTGGCGTGGGGATCTGCGGCGGCTTCACCGTCTAGGTATTTCTTGAGGGTGCGGATCCGCTTGACCGTGGCGCCACCAAGATCATTGCCGGGTGTGGTGGCGTTGACCAGCAACAGCAGCGTGGTCATGGTGCCATCCAAGTTGCTGATGGTCAGCGTGGGGCGTGGCAGGGTGCCTGTGTTGGTGTACTCAAAGCCTTCGGCCTTGACGGGCAGGCGGGCGTAAGCGTTGCCGTTCCATGTGATGTTGCCAGTGACATTGGCATTGCAGCCGTTGTGCCAGCGGTAGGTGTCGCTGCTGCCGTGCAAAGTGCTATCCAGCGTCATCTCAAACAGTTCGATGATGGCGCTAGGTGCGATCGCAGCCAGCTCATCAAAGACGCTGCTAATCGCAACCCAAGTGACCGTGCCATCGACAATCGTGCTGCCAATATCCGTTGGCCACGTAGGTTGAGTAGCGCCGCTAGTGCCAGCAACTTGGCACTGGAACACCAAGCCAGAAGCCTGCAGCGTGGTGGCGCGAACGATGTTGCCAACGCTGTAGCTATTAGTAGCAGCCCAAGATGCGTATGCCATCAGGGTTCAAATACTTCGCGAAACGTCGCCGTAATTGTTGCCCGACCGTTATATGTAATCGTTTTGTCCCACTGCGGGCAGACCCATTTATAAGTCACTGCCTCATCAGGAGGCGCCCACTCAAACGCGGCATTGTCGTCTGCACGCGCATCTAGAAACGCTTCAATGGTGTCACTGTTGGCTTCAGTGATGTTCTGCCATGTCAGGGTCCATACCTTTGGATTTTGGTTTAGCCCGTAGGTTAGACGCTGCTCATAGCCATCACCGAACTGAACCGTGCGGACAATCGGCTGGTTGGCCTTAGAAGCGCCGTAGGTTGGGTTGATAGCAGGAAAGGTAGCCATTAAGAGAGCAAGCCTCCTGGGCGCTTCTGTTTAATCAATTCTTGCTGAACGGCAATACCAATGGCCTTACCGAGTGCATTGGCTTGTGCGCCGTCGCCCTGCACGCTACTACCGCCGGCGTCTACGTTCACCACCACGTTACCCATGCCACCAAAGCCGCCCGCAGGAGCGATACCACCGCTACGCCCAGGCATGAACAGTTCAGGACCACGCTCACCGACGAGGTAACCCTGACCAGCGGTAACGCTCCCACCCATGGCGCGCCTACCCAATGAGCCACTAAGGAAACTGAAAAAGCCTCTTCCATCATTACCAGCCAAACCTTGCAAACCAGCTTGTATAAGCAAATTACCAAGCGACTTCAGAACATTTTGCAATGAATTGTTAAAATCATTTGTTCCTTGAATTAGCCCGGTAATAGTTGAAGTAAATGTGCTCCCAATGGCATTGAGCAGTTGCTGTTCTTGTTGCAGTAAAAACTGACGCTCCAAAAGTTTTTTATTGACTTCTGTTTCGTCTTTTACCT